ATTCAACGTTTGCTTGGCATCTAACTAATACGGTTCCTTAGCTCAGTGGATAGAGCAACTGCCTTCTAAGCAGTGGGTCATAGGTTCGAATCCTATAGGGACCGCCACTCTTTTTTAATGAAACTAATGAGGATATAAAATGGCTAAGGGTAAAGGCGGATCTGGCAAAACTTACACTTCTAAGGGCGAGCGCCAGTCGTCTATTAAAACTCCTAACACCGATCAAGGTCAGCGTATGCTGAACCAGATCAAGGCACTGAAACAAGGCAAGAACGTTGTCTGGTCGCTGCCTAACGTCTCGAAAGACGGCAAAGTGCTTTCCAACACCAAGATTGCTGTCAACGGCAAAGAATACCTTGCTGCTCTGAAGGCTGATAAGAAGGGTCACAAAGAGGCTGATGCTTGATGCAAATTGATGTATATTCTAAAGAAAAGTGCATCTATTGTGAAATGACTAAAGTTACGCTCAATGAGATGAAAATTCCATTCACTGAGCATAAACTAGACGTTGATTTTACCCGTGACCAAATCTTACAGATGTTCCCAACACAATCAACTTACCCGTATATTGTGATTGACAATAAGTTGATTGGCGGGTATACTGATCTCACAGAATACATGAAAAGGAGTGCATGATGGAACCTGATATTGAAGAAGTGAACCGTAACTATCAAAAACTGTTGCGTGAGAATATCGCAGAAGTGACTTTTACTAAAAAGTCGACTGGCGAAACTCGTGTGATGCGTTGCACCTTGAATGCTCAGCATTTGCCTGAACAAACTCAAGAGCAAGCAACTCGTGCAAAACAGTTTAATCCTGAAGTTGTCAGCGTGTTTGATCTAGACAAACAAGATTGGCGTTCATTCAGAATTGACAGCATTGTGTCTGTTGCAGTATTAGAGAGTGTGTAATGACTAAAAATGTATTGGTGACCGGTGGCGCAGGTTTCGTCGCACACCACGTTATTGAATACATTCTCGATAATACAGATTGGAAGGTTGTCTCGTTGGATCGTTTAGATTTCTCGGGCAACCTCAATCGCATTTCAGAGATTGTAAAACCCGAATATCGAAACCGTGTTAGAGTTGTGCATCACGACTTGCGAGCTCCTATTAATCAGCAAATCATTGACATGATCGGTGAGGTTGATTATATCCTGCATCTTGCAGCAGCATCTCACGTTACTCGTTCAATTCAATACCCGATGGAGTTTGTTGAAAGTAACGTAATTGGCACAGTCAATCTGCTTGAATATGCAAGAAATCGTGCATTCTTGGAACGGTTTGTGTATTTCAGCACAGATGAAGTATTTGGTCCTGCTATTGAAGGTGTGTCATTCAAAGAACATGATCGCTACAATTCTTGCAATCCTTATTCAGCATCAAAGGCAGCAGCGGAAGAAATGTGTGTTGCATATGCGAACACCTACAAAATTCCGTTATACATAACTCACACAATGAACATTTACGGTGAGCGACAAAATCCAGAGAAGTTCGTGCCTATGAGCATCAAGAAACTTCTTGCAGGTGAAAAACTAACTTTGCATTATAATTCGAAGACCGGCGAATATGGTATGCGCTCGTATCTTCATGCAAAAGAAGTTGCATCTGCGCTAATGCATATTCTGCAATTGAAAGACATTCCGTTCCCGGCAAATCATATCGGCGGCACTTGTCACAAGTTCAATATCTCATCAGGCAAACTATACGACAACTACACTATTGCGTATATTCTTGCAACAGCGTTGAATGTTGACTTTAAATTCGACAAAGTGGATCCTAATATTGAACGTCCTGGTCATGACTTCAGTTATAACATCTCGGGTGATTACATGAAGTCATTGGGTTGGGAGCCACAAGTTCAAGTAGAAGCGCGTATGCCTGAAGTCGCCCGCTGGTATAAACAAAATCAACAATGGTTAAAGTGAGGTCATAATGCCTTTTGCAAAAGACAAATATTCCGGTAACGCAATGGGCGGCACCGAAATCATGAAAGTGAAGTTGGGCAATTCGTTGCCCGCTGATCTTCTTGACAACTTTCAAATCTTCGTTTCTCGTGTCCACGAAGATTTGTCGGATCAGCACGTTAGAATTCTGTGGTTGCAGGATCTAGCAGGCGATCCCGAATCTGAACATCTCGCTAATGGCGGATGGGCGCGATTCCATAAACTCGTGTTCTCGTCACATTGGCAGATGCGTGGTTATATTGAGCGTTATAACATTCCGTGGTCGCATTGTATTGTTATTCGTAATGGCATCGAACCTATCGAAGTCGGTGATAAAGATCGTTCAAAGATTAAATTAATTTACACCCCTACGCCGCATCGTGGTTTGAATATTCTCTATCCTGTGTTTAGTAAACTGGCAGAAGAATATGATGACATTGAACTTGACGTTTACTCGTCATTCAAACTATACGGATGGGGTGAACGCGATACTCCTTATCAAGAACTGTTCAAGCGTCTAGAAGAACACCCGAAAATCAATTACCACGGGACTGTTCCGAATGCTGACCTGCGCAAGGCACTAGCGCAAGCACATATCTTCGCATATCCTTCGATCTGGCAAGAAACGTCATGCATCTGCCTAATGGAAGCAATGTCTGCAGGATTGATCTGCGCTCATTCCAATTTCGGCGCATTGCCTGAAACCGCAGCAAACTGGACGCATATGTATCAGTATAATGAAAACATTCAGGAACATGCAAACATGTTCTATACTGTTTTGAAAACTACTATCGAAGATGTCAGAGATATGGACGAATCAACATATCTAGGCAAAATTCGCACACAAAAAGCATATGCGGATGTATTCTATAACTGGGACCTGTTGAAGATGCAATGGGAAGGGCTCCTGCTCAGTTTGAAGGATGCACCTCGCGGGATCGTAAAACCAACGGGGCCTGTGTTTGAATATAGAACATGACAAAGAAAACGTCTATTGATAAAATCACAATGGGACCGGAGCCAATGCCCTCCGGTCCTTTTTACCATGAAAAAGACATCCGTTTGTCCAAATTCTTCTCGTGGTATAACTACTTTTATACTGTAAAAGAAGGTAGGGCGTGGATTGTCAAATGGATGAAACTGAACAAATATGCTGCAAGCAAAATTGCGACATTTGATAAGGCATCAGATCATAAAATAACGATGTCTAGCTGTTCATTGGCCCGTATGTTGTTAAACGGCGCTGAATTGAACGAATACTTGTTGAATAGATTGAAATCACAAATTGACGCAGCAATTGCATCAGTGCCTGTTCAGCGTAAAAGAAAAACAGTTGCAGTCGTCCAACAACCCACACCAGTAGACAGATTGCGTGAAAAGTGTGATGAACTACTCTCCGAAGTCGAATACGAATTGGATGAGTTGTATCGCAATGGGTATGTCTCAAAATTCTCCATGTATGACTTCTTGAAAGCAGCGGATGTTAAACCTGCTGCCGCTAAATACCTCAAGGGTGCATATGACGCATTGCTGCAAGAGATTGATCTAGTCATCAAGAAAAAAGACAAGGACCTAGTCGAGGGATACGAAAAACTCAAAAAAAAGCAGTTGACAGATTATTTCAAATTTGTTAAGATGCTCGTAGACGACACAGAAAAGTATTTCACGAATACTTCCATAGCGAAACCGCGCAAAGTGCGAAAGTCGAAACCGATTGACCACCAGGCAATGTTAAAGACCTTCACATACAAACAGGAAGATAAAGAACTAAAATTGGTTAGTTTCCCACCTGTTCAGATATTTGATGCGACTTCAATATGGATATATAATTGTAAATACAAGAAGTTAACGGTTCTTCATGCCGAAGATGGCAAGAAATTGAGTGTCAGAGGAACTACAGTTGTAAATGTTGACCTGTCAAAATCAACGTCAAAAACAATCAGAAAACCTACTGAAACAATCAAATCACTCATGGATAGCGGAAAGGTTCCATTACGGACATTTATGGATAAGCTAACCACCAAACCCATCGAAGCAACGGGCCGTATCAACGAAGAAACAATTTTACTACGGTGCATTAAATGAGCAATGTTGTTCTATTCCCAAAAGAAAAACTCGGATCTCCTCCTCAAACTATGGAGGAGGTCCAAGATACAGTTGAGATGGTGCGACACGTTCACGTTGAAGAAACTATGCAGATTCTAGTTGGGACTATATTCGACAATCTAGCATTGTCAGGATTTAACTTCACACCTGAAGATGATTCTTACACAAAAGACGTTGCGCTCGCGTTTGAATCCCTGAAATCTATGTTATATAAGTATCATGGTATGGACTATCCCATTCAAGATATTGCAGAAAAAACTTTTGCTTTACAACAGGACGGAACTGTTGTATTCTTGAATGACGGAAACACTGAAACACTTGACAATGAACCTGTGGAGGAAGAGACCTAAGTCTCTTGTAGGAAAATTATTATTCTTGACTTGAACCAAGTAATGCTGTCCAATCTCATGATGCAGATGGGCTCTCACACCAATATGAAGATCGAACCTGATTTGGTTCGTCATATGGTGCTTAACTCAATTCGCATGTATATGAACAAGTTCAAAGAAGATTTCGGCGAACTGGTTATTGCATGTGACAACCGCCGCTATTGGCGTCGTGAAGTGTTCCCTTATTACAAGGCGAACCGTAAAAAAGATCGTGACAAATCCGATCTTGACTGGCAAGCAATCTTCGATTGTATGAAGATGATCCGCGAGGAACTTGCCGAGTATTTCCCCTATCGTGTAATTGACGTTGATGGTGCAGAAGCAGACGATGTTATCGGTTCGCTTGTGCAGCACTTCGGTGACGATATGACGCAACCTATTCTGATTCTTTCTGCAGATAAGGACTTCATTCAGTTGCAGAAGTATATCAACGTCAAGCAATACGATCCGATCCGCAAGAAGTTTGTTGCCCACAATAATCCCGCACTATATACTAAAGAGCATATCATGCGCGGCGATGCAGGTGACGGTATTCCCAACGTTCTTTCTGCAGATAATTCTTTTGTGGTCGGCACCCGTCAAAAACCAATCACCACCAAGAAACTTGATCAATGGCTACAGATGTCTCCTGAAGCATTTGCAGACGCTGAAATGCTGCGTAACTACAAGCGCAATCAGCAATTGATTGACCTTTCTTATATCCCCGACAACATCAAGAACACTATTATCGGTGAGTATGAGAAGCAAACCAATAAAAGTCGTTCTAAATTGTTTAACTATTTCGTGCAATTCAAGTTGCGAAACTTGATGGATTCAATCCAGGAGTTCTAATATGCGTTTAGGTATCGCAGAGATTCTGAAAAAAGTGTCAGAATCAAAAACCAAAGAAGAGAAATTGGAGATTCTTCGCAAGAATGATTCTTCTGCAATCAGGACAGTGCTTAAATATGCACTGGATCCTGCTATTGTATGGGCATTGCCAGAAGGCGAGCCGCCATATAAACCGTGCCAATATCTAGATCAGCAATCAATGCTATATCATGAAGCACGCCGTCTATATCTTTTCATTGAAGGCGGGAATCCAAACCTATCCACTATTAAGCGTGAAACTCTTTTTATCAATCTGATCGAATCTATTGACGCTAATGATGCTAAAGTTATTTTAGCGGCAAAAGAAAAGAAGCTGCCATATAAAGGCATTACAACCAACCTTATTAACGAGGCATATCCAGGTCTACTCTGATGGGAAAATCTAAGCATAGCAAGTGGTTTGACGAATACGAAGACGCTAAACGTGATCGAGTGAGCGACTGGGAACGGCGCCGACAAGAAAAACGTCGAGCATGGGAACAGAAAAACGCATCAGTTAATCCATACGACTATAAAGATGACGAGCAGGAATTTGAATAATGCCAAATTATCGTTTCAAAGATAAAAACACCGGCGATGAATGGGAAGAATTCATGGGCATTAGTGCAGCCGATGAATATTTGAAAGAGAATCCACATATAGAACGAATGGTGAATGGTGTCCCGGGATTGGCATCAGGAGTCATGAGTGGAAATAGATCTAAACCTGATGACAGTTTTAGAGATATGTTGAAAGAAATGAAGAAGAAAACGTCAGGAGGTTTCACTAAGTCAACTATCAATACGTTCTAGTTCTACCAACAAATAAGAAAGAAAAATGACAGAACAATTCTTACAACCTAAGCGTCTCACCCGCAAACAAAAGAGAATGATGCAGCAATTGGGCGTTGAATTGCCCGAAGAAGGTATCAAATATTCTCTGACACTAGATGATTTCTATCCTCTAACAGAAAATCAGAAAAAAGCGTATAAGTCCTATAAGGCAGGTTCACACCTATTGCTTCATGGATTGCCTGGAACAGGTAAAACTTATATTGCAATGCACTTTGCAATCAAAGATGCAATGTCATCTGATACTCCATATGAGAAGGTCTATATTATTAGATCAACAGTTCCTACTAGAGATCAGGGATTCCTTCCTGGAAAGAAAGGTGAGAAAGAAGCAGTTTACGAAGCACCTTATATCAAGAATGCTTCAAAGATGTTTAAAGTTGGAAATGCGTATGCACAACTAAAGCAAAGAGGCATTGTAGAATTTGTTTCTACTTCTTATTTGCGCGGCGATACGTTTGAGAATTGTATTATGATTGTCGATGAAATTAACAATATGACAGGACACGAACTTGATTCTGTTATTACTAGAGCAGGTGAAAACTGCCGTGTAATCTTCGCAGGTGATGGTCGTCAAACTGACTTTGTTAAAGAAAGTGATCGTTCTGGGTTGCGTGACTTCATGAGAATCATTGACGAAATGAATTCTTTCGATTATATTGAATTTGAAGTGGAAGACATCGTTAGATCGGGTCTAGTGAAAGAATATATCATTGCAAAGCACAAACTCAACGTTAAGATCTAAATACTTTCAGCACAACTTTATTGATAAGGTTGAGTTGACTGAAAACTATGAGACGGGACAGCGCCGGTATCAATTACCAAACGGATTGCTTGTCCCGTCCGTGACTACAGTTCTTTCTTCACAAAAGAAAGATCATTTGACTGAATGGCGAAAGCGTGTTGGTGACGCAGAAGCAGATAAAATCATGAACCAAGCAAAGGTTCGAGGAACTGCTGTTCACAAATTAGCAGAAGATTATCTGATGAACCTCGATAACTATTCAGAAGGTTCAATGCCGGTCAATCTGAGCGACTTCAATCGAAATATCAAACCACAACTAGATAAGCACGTTGACAACATAGTCGGCATCGAATATCCATTGTGGTCGACTAGATTGATGACTGCGGGTAGGACAGACCTTATTGCTGATTGGAAAGGTCAACCTGCTATCATTGACTTTAAAACGTCACGCAAACTCAAGAAAGAAGAATGGATCAAAGATTACTTTCTTCAAGCGACTTGTTATTCTCTTATGCTACAAGAACGCACAGGTATTGCTTGCAAGGATATTGTCATTCTAATCACTGTTGACCACGAAGAAGCGCAGGTGTTCCATAAGAAGCGCAAGGACTACATTGACGAAGTGGTTGAAATCTTTACGAAATATTCTGCTTGACATATTTTGGAAAATATCCGATAAACGTTACATGATGAATGAGGAATGAAATGAGTAAAAACAAAGAACCTGTGTTCCGAAAAGGGGACATCGTTGTCTCTAGAAGCGGGCATAGACCTATGACCTGTGAATCTGATGTGTATTTTGGAACGCATAGATTCTATGCACGCTATCTGCATAACAAGCAAATGCGTTATGTCTGGACTAACAGTATGCAACTTTATGATGAAAAACCTGAGGAAGTAAAAATGGAAAACACTCTGTATAGCGTATTGCTTGAAAACGGTAGCACGACTTTTGCTACCAAAGTCGGTATTAACTCTGCCAACAAATTCCTGATGGAAGAAAAGGGCACGGGGGCAATTCTTGTTGTCGATCCGTCTGCTGTCGAAGAAATCGTGCCGCATACCATTGCGATTAGCCCGATTGACACCGACCGCAATGAAGTGAACTATATGATTGAACCGGGTAAACTGCTTGCAGGTGATCTTGTTCTTCATGCGCCGAAAGGCAGCAAAGTGTTCAGCCTCGGTATTGTCCGTAAAGTCGATACTAAGTGCAAGAGCGCACGAGAGTTCCGTGGTGTTAAAATCAGCACCGAACTGATTGGTTGATAGTGGGGGCTTCGGCCCCCATTACTTTATGAGGAATTGAAATGAATCACGGACATCTTCTTATCGCATGTATAATTGCATGGGTTGTTGCAATCTGGATGCTATTCGTATATGTGCCATGCAGCAATAGGTATTATTCTATGTCACAAACACTCGAATGTGCATATGACTCCCATGTGGATATTGTAAGGGATATGTTCTTTGACTGATGCGAAACAATATCCGTGGAAATTCAAACTTTGCTACAAAGGCGAGTTGGGAGTTGAATATTATCAAACTGAACCAACACTAGGTTCTGATTGGTATGCATATTATTTCAAAGTAGGTTTCATGAATAAAGAGATGCGTGATGCTTATATTGAATTTTCTGAAGATGATGGATGGATGCGTAAGATTTGGGGTTGGCCTAATATTGGGTTTCACAAGTTCTGGCATGACGGACCACACGCTCAACTGAATCTATATTTCATTGTGTTCTATTGGTCAACTCAATGGACCAATATGCCGAAAGATTACTGGGACAAGAAATAGGTTGACAACATGACATCTAATGTGTATACTAATAATGTAGTTATTGAAGAATTTACTGCTGAAAATATCGACCGAATGGATCCTTATGAGGATCTTGCATTGTTGTCTAGAGAGCAACTGATGGGTCAATGCTTGCGCTATCGTCGGTATTTGTATGTCCTTGAACAATGGCAATTGGATGCATTTGAAGTATCACCTAACATTGATCTTGACATTGAACGTCTCCGCGCAATTCGTATGAGAGAAGGTATAGAGAAAACTTATGAAAGTTATTGACAATATCAAAGCAATCGCTACTGGCAATCGTCGGTATATTGATGAACCTTTCCACAGAATTACATGGAAATCTGAACCAGTTGATTATAGTTTAACTAAATTTGCAAAAGAATATGCAATCACAGTTACTCTAGGTGCTAATGAATGGATTGCAGAAGAACTTATTAAAGCATCTGACGGTCAAGTAATTGAAAATGCGATTCAGCACATGAAGTATGCCATTGTCGAAGAACTATATGGTGAATTGCGTAGAGATCTAATGGATCTGCAAATGGAAATGCGTAGGGAGTTGAACTACTACGATAGTCCTTCTTTGAAGAAACTGGTTAAGATTGTAGAGAAGATTTCGCTATGAATACTGAATTGATTGATGAACTTGCATACAAATCTGGTTGCTTCAGAACTAGTTATAATGACGGCAAATGTCCAGAGATGAGTGGGTTTGTTGTTAGCAGAGAAACATTGGATAAGTTTGCTGAGACTATTGTGATGCATTGCATAAATTTAATTGAAAATGAATATTGGTCTGATCCACATGAAGTGTATCAAGCAATTGAATTGATCCAAAAACATTTCGATGTGAACAATGAAACTGAATGATCTAATCGCTTCATTAGAGTATATAGCAGAGAATCTAGAAAATCCGACATACAATTCACTTGACGTTGGATTTAGACATTCTCCGCTGACTAAAGATGAGATCATCGAGCGATATAAGCATGAATGTTATTGCACTCACAATGACGTTCTTAAACTTATTGCATTGATTAAACTGAATGGAATCGAGAATGAATAAAGCATGGATTTGTTATACTATTCCATATTTTGGCGATGATGAAGATGAACAGATGGATCCTGTTATCGTGTTTGAAGAACCGCCTGATTGGAAATATAATAAAGTCATTCCAATTGCGTTTTCTGTTCTGAAAGATTGGAATGAAAAATGAGCACTTTCAAAGAATGGCTTGATGAAAATCGTGATAGATTAGAAGATTTATTGCGTGGTGATACAGAAGAATTGCTATTTGAAGCATGGCTTGCTGGATATGATGCAGGAGGCAAAGAACTCGCAAAGTTTGCAGCAGGATTGTGGAGAGATATTAAATGAAATGTGAGATAGTTTTTGACTTTCTTTCAAAACATAACGGCGAGTATTGGTATATTTGCAAGACATGTGGTGCAACAGATTGGTTTGCATATTATGACAAACCTGAAAGAGATAAACCTATTCGTGGATGTAAAAATGACACCAGCACAAGTAAGACGCAAACTAGCGACAATCAATAAGCACCAAGAAAAATGGGATGCTGCTGAAAGAGTATTGCAAGCAATGTGCCTACACCCGAATGTCTCTAAGAAATATGATGGCAGCACTGGTAATTGGGACCGCAGTGACGATTGCTATTGGATTGAATATAAGTGTCCTGACTGTAATAAATTTTGGATGGTAGATCAATGAAATTCCCGATCATTCTTAAAGGATACGCAATCTTCAATCCCGCAACAGGTCTGTGGTCGAAAGGTGGGACGGGTAACTCTTGGGGCAAGAATCCTAAGATATGGTCAGCAATTGGTCATCTTAAAAATCATCTACTATTGAGTGTTCATTGTCAGTATCCTGGTCGCTGGAACGGATTGGAGAAAAGTCGTTTCTTTATCAATAGCAAATATCGTGGGTGCCAAGTCATTGATGTAACTACAGGAAATGTAGTTGACAACTTCGACATTTACGGTTATTATTATGACTATATCAACCGTGAAAAGACAGAGCGTAAATACTGCGCTGATTATGACGTATATGAGGAACCATGATAGACATTTCTAAATTCAAAATCGGCGACACAATTTATACTGTCGATGAAAAGAACAATGCTTTCTTGAAAAAGAAAATTACAACTGTAATTGATGGTGTAGAGTGGTTTCGATATGATCGACCGCATTACGAATATACTATCAAAGAAATCATCTATTGCGGAAAAGTAATTCATATAATTACAGGTCAAATAGATGACGATAATGGATATGAAACTGAATATCACTTCAAATATCCTGATGGTAATATCTTTTACGAGTATGAAGGTGTGATTCCACAACTCAATGATTGGTTCGCAACTAAAAAAGAAGCAGAAGATTATATCGTAAAGGAAAGCGCAAAAAAGAATGCTTAGTTCGCTAATTACAGTCGCTATTGTCGTAGCAATGATAGCAATTTTAAACCCACAAGAATTTGATGATAGGAAATAATATGTTTAAAGTATTGCTAATTGCTGTCACGCTAGCGGCATTTCCATTTACAGCAAGCGCGCAAGCAACTGAAGCATGTAAAACATTTGCTGAGATGGCTAAGACGACTGCTGTTTTCCGCGATGCTGGATTGACTGCATCTGACGCATATGTTAACATGGTCAACAACGGGGTTCCGGAAAATGTCGCGTTGACAATTATTAAAATTGTGTATGATAGCGCAAAAAATCAAACTCCTGAAAACATCGCAATAGTTTCTGAAGTTGCGTGTATTCAAGCAACGTCAAATTAAGGAAATAAGATGTCGAATCTAATTGAATATGCCAAGAGTGAAATGGATTTGATTGGTCTCCGTGAAGATTCAGAAGATGAAATGAATCGTGCAATGCGAAAACATGTCTTGCAAATGGTAAAAGTGTTTTCTGATGAAGGTCATTCAGGATTTAGCGCCAATTACGCACTTGCAATTCTTAAAAAGGTTCTTGATTTCAAACCATTGACTGCACTTACTGGTGAAGATTCTGAATGGTTAGAAGTTGCAGACGACTTGTATCAGAATAAGCGCGCGTCAAATGTATTTAAAGATGCAGATGGCGCGTATTGGTCGGATGGTATTGTGTTCTGGGAATGGTTTACGCCGTTGGATAATGGCGTCGCTGGTGAACCTTTTAAGACGTATTTCATTTCTAAAGACAGCGCAGTGCGTATTGAGTCCTTCCCGTGGGTGATGCCCGAGAAGCCTGAATACCGCGAGGCTAATCCCAATCGCTGACATTTTCCGGGATTTCTGTCAAGCAGGGCGGGTCGAAAGGCCCGCCCATATACATTGCGGCATGGGGGCGCTGACCCACAAGCGCTCGATGTAAGAAATTCTAAGAAGTAACCCATTGAAAACTCACGCGAATTTTTCCTGTTGACGTATTTTCGAGAATATTCGATAAACAAAGCATGATGAAACGCAAAGGAGAAGAAGATGGCAGTTCGGTTTGTTGAAGGATACGGCGATCCTGCTTGGGATGAAGTCAAGGACCGTTTCTATGCCAACTTCAACCCTGACGACTGGGACAGCATCACCATCGCTAAGACGCGAGCAACGGTGAAACGCCACTGCAAGATGCGGATGGTGTGCGACTTCGATATCCGGAAGGTCGGGGATGAATGGTGGGGCGTGAATTACCACTCTTGACATATTTTCGAGAATATTCGATAAACAAAGCATGAAGCAGGGAGCGATGGACATGACCTATGAAGTGCTGGTGACCAAGGACTACAAGGACAGCGTTGAGCGCTATGTCTTCCGTGGTGAGTCCGCGCAAGACAATGCTTACACCTACGCCTGCACCGTCCAAGAGATGGCGGATTGGGGCGGGTATGCAGTCACTGTTGAGGTCAAGGAAATGGTTGACACTATTTCCTGAATATTCGATATTCAATGCATGATGAAAAAGGAGATGACCATGGCGAAGTTTGACGCAGAGACGGTGACGCGCTGGAAGCGGATGGCAGAGGTGTTCCTGCAGCGAGTTGGTGATCCTGGCACGACCGAAGATATCTATCTCGGCGCTGAGGCATGGGTGATCGCTCACCGTGCTGGCATCACCGAGGAGGCCTATGGTGATCGCTCGGTCACGGACGCCCATATTGTCACCGCGCTGAAGCAGATCTTCCCGAAGGCGGTGTTCAAGGACCGCTACGTTTACTAGTTGACATCTTTTCCGGAATATTCGATAAACGTTACATGATGGCAAAGGAGATGACCATGCTGACAGTTGTTCTGGATTCGGTGCGCCGTGACCGTGCTAGCAAGGATGAATTCCGCATGGTGCCCCGGGCATCGGCGCTCGGTGTCGAGGTTGTCGGTGACGGCACCATACTTCGCAACCTGCTGACCGAACTGGTCAAGGATGGCAAGGTATCGCGGGACGAACCGCTGCGCGTGCTTCGCGGCGAGATGTCCTGCTTCGCTGCCGGCACGACCGTTGGCAAGTTCGTCTGCGACCCGAACCGCGCCATGCCGTGGAAACCGTGGGAAGCGCGCCGCAAGAAGGCCGCTTGACATATTTTCGGAATAATCCGATAAACGTTACATGATGAAACGCGAAGGAGATAGCGTCATGACTTCCACCGATACCATCTATAAACTGATGGGTTCCTTCCAGGACCTGCTGGTCGCCAACCAGGGGCATGCTTATGCCTCGGGATACCTCGGGTCCTTTGCTGCTAGCATCGCCCAGAACCTGAGCGAAGCGGAGAAGGCAGAATTTCTCACTGATCTTGCTAATCGGATCGCCGAGCAAACAAAAAACCTGTCGCATAAGGCGGGTTGACATATTTTCGGAATAATCCGATAAACGTTACATGATGAAACGCGAAGGAGATCGCTGATGGACATCCAGACCGCTGAAGCATTTGCCGCCCGCATGGAACGCCTGCACCGCGTTGCTGATCGCTTCGGGTATGACCGCGCCCGCCTGATGGAAGAGCTGCTTTTCATTGCGGAGGACTATCGCAAGATCGCTGCCTACACCGAGAAGAAGATGCTCGAACAGATGGGTTGACATATTTTCGGAATAATCCGATAAACGTTACATGATGAAACGGCAACGCAGGAGCATGCCAATGACCACCATCACTGTTCGCCCGGGTTCGCTGACTCCGGATGTCACCTTCACCCGCCGCTTCTATGGTGAGAAGCATGAGGGTCAGGTCAAGGACGTGCTTGAGACCTGGACCCGGATCACCGGCATGAACTTCGAGCGGATGCCGCGGGAATGGAAACTCCATGAAGAAGAAGGCGCGACCTACATCTGGGTCACTGTCGTCCACCCGCTCGACAACCGTGGTGACGTCCATATGTTCTGGCCTGTCGAATAGGCCTTGACATATTTTCCGGAATATTCGATAAACGTTACATGATGAAACAAGGAGCGATGGGCATGGAAAATATCACCGACCTGATGGAAGTTCTGCATGATGAAACCGGTCTTCCTGTTGTCTTGTCTCTTACGTTGGAAGACGGTCGGTGGATCGCTCGCGTGACTGAAGACGGGCATGTCCTCTGCGACCGCAACGGCGAACTGTTCCTGCGCTCGAGCGGCGACACTATCGAGGACGCGCTGGAAGATCTGAACCAACGCTGTGCTTGACATATTTTCGAGAATATTCGATAAACGTTACATGATGAAACGAAAAGGAGACGCCTGATGGGCCTCGATATGCATCTGACCGCTGAACGCTACCTCTGTCCCTACCCGAAAGATGGGCCCGATGCCAAGATTGGCGAAGGCATCGCTGCGCTGTTTCCCGAACTCGCCTCGCTCGACGCCAAGCAGGATCAGCGCGGCAAAACCATCAGTGTGCAGATCGGATACTGGCGCAAGGCGAACCAAATCCATCACTGGTTCGTTAAGAACGTCCAAGACGGCAAAGACGAATGCCAGCGCGCTTACGTCACCGCCGAGAACCTGACCGAATTGCTCGCCATTGTCAATGCTGTGCTGAGCGCCGGCGACGTTGGCAATGCTGCCATGCTGCTGCCGACCGGGTCGGGGTTCTTCTTCGGTTCGACTGAGTATGATGAATGGTACTTCAAGGACCTGGAGCACACCAAGGCGATGCTCGAAGGCATCCTGGGCAATGCGGCGCTGCTCAAGGATTGGGACATTTACTATCAATCCTCCTGGTGACGGGGGGTTGACATATTTTCCAGAATATTCGATAAACGTTACATGATGAAACAAGAAGGAAGACACTAATGGGCACTCGCAGCATGATCGGCATGGTTGAAGCAGATGGTTCGGTTCGCGCCATCTATTGCCACTGGGATGGGTATGTCAAGCACAACGGCATGATCCTCGAC